ACTTTTTTATTTATAAAACTATTAGCCATTAATTTAAAAAGAAGTTTTGAGCTTCTACTTCATCCTTTAATTCTTGTTGATATGTTGTATTTAATTTTTGTATTACAGCATCTAAATCTCTAACTTGTGAGTCTGCTATTTGTTTAGAATATTCTTGACTAGGTCTTGTTAATATTTGTACTATCTTTGCCATTATCTTCTACCATCTGGTTGTATGTCTAATCTAAACGTACCTAGCTTCCAACTTTGCGAGGATGATGTATTTTCTACTTTTAAAGCTATTTGTCTTGCTCTTGCACGTGTGTCTACTTTTGTTGTAGACGATGTTACTGTAAAAGGTCCAAGTGAAGAACTAGATTTAGCATTGTTTGGAAAATCTCTTAATTGTAATGTAACTTGTGTATTACCTGTTTGAGATATAAAATCTGGTATAAATCTTCTTATCTTCATTATAAATTCACCGTCTCCTCTAATGTCTGCTAGACCAGTTGATTGTCCTGTAATACCTCTTCTTTGACTAATATCAAAATCCCCTGATACTATATTTGATGTTATTGCTGTTACAGTTCCCCCTGCAACTTGATCTGTACCTTTTTCATGTTCATAATATGTTGTACACCCATCTGTATTTCCAACAACATCGTAAGACGTATTACTACTAGCATCGTATTCTGTTGCATGTGGTAAACCAAATACAGAAGAATCTTGCCATGTTCCCCGTGCCAGTGTTCCTGTTGTCCATACAGGTCTTTTAATTCTTGAGTCTTGATAATTATAAGTTACACATCTATTAAGAACAGTAGAACCTTCTGTGCAATAAAACCAAGTTATCTCTCCAAACAAATTATTTAAACCAACATTAATTAATTGTCTTGCAGTTGTATTTAAATCATCATAAACAAAATCTTCTACTAAACACATCATAGTTTCTAAATTACCAGCATATTTAAAGAAACCATTTTCTGACATCCAATAAGCAGCACCATCTACTTCTAATGCAGCGTTCTGTCCTATCAATCCACAGTTAGTACCAACCTGTGCAAAACCAAAAGTAAAAGGAGCACCAACAAAACGCATAGTAAATAAAGATGTGTCTGACCATATGTATATTGCATCTCTACCTCTAACGGCTCCTACAATTTTAGAACCATCAGATAGTCTTTGTGTACCTGCTGTGTTAGTTGCTGTTGGTGTATATGTATTTATATCTTCTTGGTCAGAGAATCTAATAAACATTTCATCTTGAGTAGATGATGTTCCAATAGTTGTTTCTGTTCCAAAAAATACTAAGTGACGATCGGGTGTAGACACCAACATATCTCTTGATGCAGTTGGTGCACCGGATATAATTGTTGCTCTGTTGTTAGTTGCATTTGTTGCATCTGAATCCCATTCAAATACTTGTGCATTATGTATTAATGCAATTACCTTAGTTCCAAAACCATCAATGCTCCACATACCTGGATCTATTACTACGTCACCTGATGCAGCTTGTCCCCATGCAACATAATCAGAAGANTTTGTAACTGTGTCTCCACCATTGTGAGCAGCGGCTGTTGTATTTCTTACACCCCTTGTTACACCAGATAAAACACCTGACGTAATACCTGTGTAAGAGATTTCTTCTGTTCCTATTTGAATAAAATTTGTACCTGTAGTTGGAAACTGAGATGCATCGGTTAAAGTAATACCGGTTGTAACGGATGAATTAATACCACTAGTTAAAGTTGTTGTTGCTTCTCCTGATACAGTACCACTCCATTGACCAAGTCCCCATCCTAGTCCAGGTAATTGTTCCGCTGGTCCAACAGGATAGTAATGTCTTACTCTTATACCGCCTGATGTTGTTGCACCAGATCCTGATTCGTTTGATGACATTGTAATTGTAATCGTAGTTGACGATGGCACACTCGTTACCATAAATTTATTATCATCAAAATCAGATGAGCTATAATTAGAATTAGTTATAGTAGAAAAATTATCTAAAAGAACAATGTCTTTTTCTCCTATACCATGAGCNCCACTAAAAGTTATTGTAACAGTAGGAGATCCATTAGTCGTGGTAAATGCACTTGTAAGNGTNGTTGTAGTTTTAATTGGATGTATGTCATAAAACACACCACCCGAATATGCATATAAAATTCTGTTTGTTCCTATGATAGAATATTTAGTTCCTGCTTTATTAACTAAATGAAATAATGCTCTTGCAGCACCTGTTAATTTGTTTTCTCCTAATTGAGACCAACCACCTATTTTTTCTGGTGTGTCATAACGAAATCTTACATTGTCTCCATCAACCCATTGTCCTTCGGCTGTGGTTTCTGTAATTTGTTTGTTGAAACCTGGTAAGAACCCTATTTTCTGTAACATATAACCTCATTATAATACTATTTTACAAATGATGGTAGACCCAACATAGGTCGTCCATCAAATTTGTTCTTTTCAGCAAATGGGCCATTTACATGATTATAATGTAGAAATACTTGACCGCAAATGTTCCCGTCAAAAGGCTCTCGCCAATGTTCGAGTTCACAGCCACTATATACCAGCATATCCCCAACATCAAGCAAGACTTTAGTGCCTTCTGGGGCTCCGGGCTTAATAATGTTTTTATACTCGTCTACGACGTTGTCAGCCCCCGTACCGTCGATAAATATAGGCCAAGGGTTTCCACCTAGGTTTAATGTAGTAGATATCTCACAAGAAGGTCTATCTTTGTGTCTTCTTAGTATATCTCCTTTTTTATAGATTCTAGCGTAGGAATAAGTTGGTATCAACTCTAGTCCTGTTTCTTGTTGCATCTTTGGTAATACTTTCATCAGCAAAGTCTCCATCACCATATCTGCATAATGTGAATAGGTATTTGGAATTTGTTTATCAGTCCAAGTGCCTAACATCCCATTGTCATGAGTTACATTATTTTTATACATAAAATCTACAGCATCTCTTTTAAGAAGAAAATAATTAAATATAAAATTAGCCAACTCGTAAGGCACTGCGTTTTTAATTACTTGATATTTATTGAAAGCCATGTTGTATAAAATTAAAACTTACTGATATCCTTATATCATTTGATTTGTTTGGTTCAACACAATGCCAAAGGTAAAAAGGAAACATTATAATTCTACCCTCTTGTGGTTGTAATTGAACCTCTCTCCACAGATGTTTTGGTGGTCGTCCTTTTATTCTTGCGGGCATATTTAATTGTGCTCCTGGTCTTGGATCATTACAAACTAAGTGACCAGAATTTTCAGGCGCTTTTATATAATAAACACCACTAAACAAACTGTTAGCATGTATGTGTGGAGCGTTATAACCTCCTGGTGGATTTATATTAGCCCACATATTACCTAACACAGGTTCTCTATCTAACCATTCTTCTTTCCATATATCGTTCATCATTATAAACAACTCATTTACCAAAGGTTTAAACACAGGAATCTTATGCATTTCTGTTGTAGAGTGCCAACCATTTCTATTTGTTTTTTTAACACCTGGATCTCGTTTAGACCACTCAACAATTTCATTTGCAAAAAGTTGATTGTCTAATTTTACGTCTTTACCATATATGGTTGTTGGAAAAAATTGTTCTTTAATCATTTAAAAGGTCTGCCTCCAAACCAAACAACTAAAGATTGTCTCATACCTTTAGTTACTGGCTGTACTCTATGGTTTATAAAAGATGCAAAGCATAATGCATTACCTTGTTTTAAAGGTGCAAATTTTCCTGGTGCACCTATTTCTAAATGACCGCCTTCAAATTCTGATTCATGATTTAATAATAATGTCATAGATATTTTTCTTANAGGTGGTTCGTGTGCCATGTTCGTATCACAATCCATNTGCCAATCNTAAAACCCACCTACAGGGTATTCTGTAAACTGTGCATTTTCTGTAATCCTAACATCNTCAAAACCAAAATGATTTAAATTAGCTCTTTGTATAAATCTATCGAGATCTTGATACATATGATCCATNTCTTTAAATGGTATCCAAGATATGGTCGTGACTCTTTTACTTGTGTCTGTGCCACCGCCTGGTTTACCCATACCAACTTGTGCAGTTTGTGGAGGCTGCCT